ATGCAAGTATGCAAAGACATGATTGTGGTGCCGCCGATCGGCGCACAATTCGAGACACCGGAATTCCTCGCCGAGATCAGCGCCCTGCTTGAGGATGCCTTTCCCGATTACGATTTCACCATCACCACCGTAAGCAAGTTTCGGGATGACAGCTTCGTGTTGATCCCCATGCTCGGCAGCGTCGGCGGTGAGGGCTCCGTTCTAGCGGCTTACCCAGACATGACAGCGTTGCAGGAGATCGGCAATCTCCTATTCAAGCACATCCATCGGCCATCACCATCGCGACATTAGGTGCCGCACGTGGCCCCAATCCGTTCTCGGATCTCCGTCTTCCCGTCTGCCTGGCGGCTAATCCTTTGGCGCATCCGCGACGCTATTGTCGTCGCGATGACCTTGATGAAGGCGCTTCAGCAGTTCGCGTGAGGATTGGATCGCCCTGCGCGATTGATCCATGTTCTGGCGAAACGTGGCGCGTTCCTCCATGGACTTCTGCCACTTCAGNATCGCCCTGCGCGATTGATCCATGTTCTGGCGAAACGTGGCGCGTTCCTCCATGGACTTCTGCCACTTCAGCAAGGTGGCCGTAGTCGCAGTGGCCGCTTGAGCGATATTTATGGGCGTTGCAACCATCGCATCCTCCCAAAAAGGCAATGGTAAACGCAATCTTTATAGGCCCAACGAAACCCTTTCTGCAATCAAAAACGACCGTACTGATTCGTACGGCAAAATGGCTATTCGTGGGGGCGCTCGACGGCGGCTTCGTCGACCTCGGCTTCCATCTCGCCGTTGGCGGAGTTGGCTGGGATAAACCGTGTCGGATCAGGTGATGCTTCTCAGGCCCTAAATGGCCGGCGCGATGGTTGCCGATGAGACAACAGTGAAACCCACGCCGGCGACTGCGGGGAGGGACCCCGCCGTGATAGTTTAGGGCCGTTCGAACGACCCGCAATGCTTCGTAAAAAACGTACGCTCGAATGGAACGCATGAAGCTAAGCCTTGTCGAGAAGCGGGTTTGCCTTGTCGAGAAGCGGGTTTCGCTTCGGCGCGCCGTGCTCGGCGCCAAGATGAGCGTGCGCGAATAACGCCACGAGCTTTCAAGGCGAAATGTCGTTGACAAACCTAGTCATGTTTTCTTGGGCTTTCCGCTTCAGGAGGATTATCAGCAGCACGGTGCGCATTGCCTCATGCTGGCGGCCATCTATCTCCACCGTCCAGTCGTCAGGGGGATTGTGCCACGGGAAGTCTGAATCGCGCAAAGCCTCGCGAAACGTCTCAGGGTCAACCCCAACAGCGCTCGCCATCTCTGCCGCGGTAGTTATTCCGGCCATGCCACCTCCCGATGCTACGCGATAAGGCAGATAGGGCGATTGTTAGCAGGCTTCAAATACAACCCCCGACCACTTCTGGCTTAAAAACTGTTGATTCCAAACCGTATTTGTTATTGAAAGCCCGCTTTCGTCGGCGCTATAAAACTCGACGTTGCCATTGCTTTTCGTAGGGAGGCTGTGATGGATAACGTGGTTCCTTTCCGCAAGGCCGTGCCTTGCGTCGAAGTGACAGAAACCTGCGGTGAATGGTTGGTTCGCGTGGTCGAGAATGATCAGGAAATTACCCGAACATTCGAGCTTGAATCGTTCGCGCTGTCCTTTGCGGAGGGCCAGCGGATACGCCTGCATCTCGACAAGTTCGTTCGCCTGTAGCTCTTGAAGAAGATCGCCGAGCGCGAACCACCCTACCCATCCGTAGGGAAATGGCCGGTGCAGTTGGGCATGCTCGTGGGGGCTTAACCGCACCGGCCGCTGCGGGAAGATATGATGTCCCCCGCGCTGCTTAAGATATAGGCATATTAGCAAGCCAGCAAATTATCTCGCAATGCCATCTTGAAGGCTCTACCGCGAAGCCAACTTTATTCCGGCAGAACGGACGGAATTGGTGAAGGTGATGTCGAACCCCGGTAGCAGTGAGCATCTTTGGGCTTTGGACCTTGCCGACCTGCGCAAGGAGTTTGGAAAGTTCGTTCAAGAGCGCGGCACAACGCCTCTTGAGTGGGACGAGCACACCAAGCTGTTCCTTAAAGAACGAAGGGAACGCTGCAGGAACCGGATTCTTCCCAGCCGTTGGGGAATGGCTAGGTCGTCTTGGAATCAGCAACTTGTATCGAAATGGCACGGTCGCTCCGATCATGGCTGGTGAAACAAAGAGCGCACATGCATCATCTTCGGGAGGAACTCGCCTCCGTACGGAGTGAGAGTGCTCACTCCCGCCAGGAACGCATCAGATCCGAGCGCGTCAGGCCAGCGGGCTCTGTGATGGGATGGCCCGCGCCTGCTTCCAGCGCGGGCCGACCATGATGAGTGAGGGACCATCTTGGTCACCCTGCACGGACCGCTGAAGAACGAGCTGGGTGTGACCGAACAGCCTCAGAGCGAGGATGTTCCCGATTCACGCAAAAAAGCCCGCCAACGTGCGCCGGCGCGCAATCGGTTTGGAGTGCTGGAACGAGCCAGCGTAGGTCAACGAGCGGTGGGGAGGTTGGTTGCACGATCTAGCGTGCGCGCGCGGCTTCAACATTGTGGCGAATGAAGTCTGCAATGCGCGCGGCTTCGCCGGTGTTACCGTCGATCCAGAGACCGATGAACGCGGATGTAACGATGTTCGCCGGTATAAATCCAAGAGACTGCCCGACTTGATTGAACAGAAGATGGGGGTCTCTATTGCTTCGGGAAATCTCCTCTACCATCTGCTTGACGCGGCCCTCCTTCTCCGGAGACAAATGCAGCCCAACAGCGAGTTTCATAGAAAGAGTACCGATTTCCCGCCGAACATAGTTAAAGACCTCCTCCTCCGGAACTTGGCCCGGTAACTTAATGACACCCTCTTCCGCATCTGAGGTTTTCTGACTGTTACCATCCAAGATGCAAAGCGACTGAAGCCGTTGTGCGATGGCTGGGTTTGTTGCGCGCCAAGCCTAAGAAGAACGCCTGGACGTTTCACTATTGAGGGCCAGGTACCTCGGGTCGAGAATTGCGCCACTCGGAATCTTTAGCCCGTCAACATCAAAGGGCAAGAGAAGTTCAAGTTGGTCACGGTCTCGCGCAGCCCTTGTCCGGATTTTTGTTACGGCTGGCGGCGGCAACGGGGGCATTGCCGGGTAGCGCCCATCCAGCAAATCACCGACGGTCACGATCTGTACGCGGGGCAGTCTGCCGTGCGCAGACCGTTCCACAAACCCTGCGCCGGCAGCATCTGAAAGCATTGCCTTAGTTGGCTCTGCAAGAGTGACCAGAATGCCCATATTGGCGTCCTCTTCCCTTTGGACAACGCCGCTCAATTCCCGAACCATGGCTGGCCCGAGGTGTTCTCCGCCCTTCACAGAGACAATTATTCGCCCAAATCCGTACGGGCCGTTTGCAAAATAGATGTTTCCATCAATGCCCCTATCGGCTCCCTTCTTTGATTCATAGGTCTGCGCACCAAGTAGCCAAGAAGCCCACCATTGAAATTGGTGTTTGTCGCGCCGCGCGAGATCACGTGCGCCAGCAAGATCGGTCGGCCTTCCGCTTACTTCGAATTTTTGGACGTTCTCTATTTTTCTTAAGCGGCGTTCGATCAACGTTATGGCATAGTGGGTCACGTCAATTCCGATCCACTTCCGATTGAGTCGCTCTGCCGCTTCAACGCTTGTGCCGCAGCCGCAAAATGGGTCGAGCACGATGTCGCCGGGATTCGATGAGGCATTCAAAATTCGTTCAAGCAGAGCGAGAGGCTTTTGGGTTGGATATCCGAGCCTTTCACGCGCCTGTGAATTCACCGGGAAGATATCAGTCCAGAGATTGTCGACAATCTCGCCCTTCTGCTCATCTAGGTAGCGAATGAGATACGGCACACCATTGCGAGACCAGTAAATACGATTCGCCCGGTCTATTTCGGCAAGTTTCTCACGAACGACCCTCCAACCGTGGGGCGGCGTAAATCCGTTGTATTCGTATACCAAGTTCGGTCTCGGCCCCATACTCTGGGATCGAATAATGTTGTCATGACGGTAATGCCTCCGTTGTGCGTCAACGTGGCGATAGTGGCTCGCTTTGTAAGATTCCGAGTGCTCGCCGTATTGGGTATTCCATGTCGCTTTGTCCGATTTTGCATAAAAGAAGATCGTATCCGTAACGCGGCTAAAGCCAGATTTTGTATCGCTATGGGCCGTGGTCCGCTTCCAGATGATTTCGTTCCGATAATTCCTTGGCCCGAAAATGGTGTCTAACAGCATTTTTAGGTAGTGACTGGCCGTTGAGTCACAGTGAAGATAGAGCGACCCAGTCGGTTTCAGTGCGCGGTGTAATTCAATCAAACGGACGGCCATCATAGCGAGGTAGGCCATCATCGAATTGTCGCCAAGCCAAGCGCGGAAGGCCCGAAGGACAAGCGCCAAGTCATCCCCTTCGCGCATGACATCATCAAATGCTATGGCCGCAGATTCTCCCCACGACCAGGTATCGCGAAACGCCTCTGCTTGCGCCTCGGATGGTATGCCGGCGCCCTCTTTGAATAGGACATTGTAGTTGGCATTCGAATTGAAAGGAGGGTCTAGATAGACAAGATCAACGCTCTCGTCTTTGACCTGCCTTCGCAGAACGTCAAGGTTGTCACCGAAGAATAGCTTGTTCATAGCTTCTGTCCCCGACAACAGAGTTGCAGGCTGTAGTTAAATCTTCGAAAATTCAGGAATTATTAACGAATGGCCAGAGTGCGAGCCTATAGGGCGGCGCAACTTGACAGCGCTCTGGACTCCCCAAAGTGTTCGACGCATTCTCTCGTTGGAGAGGGTTATGGGCCTCCAAAGGCAGAAGCCTGTAAGGCGGCGTCGGCGTTCGCTGTTAGATCAGCGGGCGCTAATCCCGGTTTTGCTTTGTGGCGTTGCCGGAGCCAGCTACTTCATGCCACAAGCCGAACTGCATCCTCTGCCGACCGTGCATCGGCAGGGCGACTCCCCAGCGTCCCGAGCGCCGGCTGGCTGCAACATCAAGGGTAATATCAGCGTCGAGACAGGCGAGCGCATCTATCACATGCCAGGTCAGCGCTATTACAACACCACAGTCGTCAACCCAGCCAAGGGCGAGCGCTGGTTTTGCTCCCAATGGCAAGCTTGGTGGGCGGGGTGGCGGAAGGCTAAGGTGTAACATTCCCTACGGCTGGGTAGCCAAGCGCTGCGCTTGAAATCGTAGCGTGGTTGCGCGACGGTCACGCCAGAGAACCTGAAGCGAGCAACCCATGAAGCGTATGGAAAAGGCGCCCTTTGTGCCGACGAAATTCGCATTGCCACGGTTCGGGCCAAAGACGGCGTTCTCGGCGTTCTTTCAATCCGGACAACTGAAGGTCGCCTGGATATTGCCCTCGACCGAACAACGGCAGACGCTATCGTGGATGCAATCAGCAGCATTCGCTCAAAGTTGGATTCGCTCGATAGCAGCTTACTATGATCTTGGCTGGGTAGCGCCCTTATCGGAATAGAGAAACCCGCCGCTGAGGGGGGACCATGGCGGCGGGTTCTGCACCTTGAATAGAGCGGCCATATTCCTGAGAAAGCCGCTGCACGACATAAACNGGCGGCGGGTTCTGCACCTTGAATAGAGCGGCCATATTCCTGAGAAAGCCGCTGCACGACATAAACCCGCAGATGCGGCTCTTGTTCCAAACAATTTTAAGCACCAGCCTGTCTCGGACCCACATACCCGTGCACAGTTCCGTATATTAATCGGCATTAGCCGCCACGCATCACCCGCCAAATATCTGACCAGTAGGCCGTGACCAGGGAGGCCAAGGCGGCCGCTGCCATACCGGTCACGCCCAAGGCACCTAGGCCCATCAGCTTCCATCTGGTCACCTCGGCAGTGACGGCTTTCACCTCCGTCATATCTTCGCTGAGGGATCTCACCGCGCCTTCAGTTTCGGCAAGCCGCTCCACCAGCTCGTCGGTCTTCGCGTACATCTTCGACCGGCTGGCAGCGGCGCGCTGTTCAGACTGCTCATAAGAGAGCGCGGCCCTGGCATCGCTGTCTTTGATATCGCGCCGGATCTCGGTTACGTCCCGCTGGACGCCCTCCATAGCGGCGACGAGGCCGCCTACCATCATCTCTAGGCTCTTCGTCGCCGATGTTGCCATGTCAGGCTTCCCAGCCGCAGAGCTTTTCGCCCTTGAGATTGTGGGCGAGCGCGTCTCTTGCCTCAACAACGGTCATGTCCTCGACCGGGTTGCGGTTCGGCTCCTCGATATCGCAGAATGAACCGCCCGCGTGCTGACAGGCGCCGAGCGCCATGAAGGCGACAAGCGCTAGGACTTTGGGCGTGACCATCTGGCCTGTCCTTTCAGCACTTCGGCGTCACTCATGCCGGCGACGGCCTGGTCGATCTTGTCGGATTCGGTGCGGGCCGCCAGCCGCTCGGCGTCATGCTTGGCCTGCTCTGCCTTGGCTCCGGAAAGCCTGCCCTTGATCCAAGCACCGATGGCAAGGACAACGCCGGCACCAATGGCCATGACGGTCGGATTGAGAAAGAATCCTTCGAGGCCGGCGATGATGAGTTCGGCCATCTCACTTCTCCTCGGCCGGCGGTGGAGGCGCAACCATGCCGGTCGGGCCATCGCGCACGGCGTTGATCACCAGCTTGAGCAAAGCCAGCGCGCCGCTGATCTGCAATGCCGTGCGATCGGTGAGGCCGAACATGGTCCAGTCGAAGCCGACGAGCGCGCCACCGCAAACGACGGTGATCAGCACGTTCAGGAGGTTGTGGAAGCTGTTGGTGTTGAACCACTTCATGGTCATTTCCTTCCGAAGATGGCTTTGAGGATAGCGAACAGGCCCGCCCAAAACGGATTGCGCTCGACATAGGCCTGATCAGGAGCGGCAGGAGCCGCTACGGGTGGCTGTGGAGCCGGGATGGGCTTCGCGGGCGCCGGCTGTATCGTCATCGACAGGGACGCCCGGCGCACGCTCTCGACGCGAGAGGCCCAGCCCTTGCCGAAGGTGGGCCATGTCTTGAGCCCCTTCAGGAAGGTCAGCCGATTGTCGCAGAGAGCGTCGATGACCGCGCCGGGTGACTTCTTGCCTAGCGCGGCCATGGTGGCAGGGCCTATGCGCCCGTCCTGCGCCACACCGACCACGGCTTGCAGATACTTCGCAGCTCGGCTCGGGCCGCTGTTGACCGCGAAGTCAAAGGTGGCATAATCGACACCATCGGGTAGTTCGGCGCCCGCGACCGCATCCCAATAAAAGCGGCGATAAACAGTGGCGATCTGCGCATCGGTGATATGGCGCAGATCGTCCTTCGTCGCATCCGCCTTCACATAGCGGCGGAAATTGGCAATGGTAACGCCCTTCATGGTGGCGCCGCCCGGATCGGCCGGATTGTCCGACCAGAGCCCTTCCGATTTGAGAACGAGCGTAAGCGCCCGCGCGAAATTGCGGTCCATGTGTAAGCCTCTTGAGGTTGCATTTGAAAGAAGGTAACCGCTCTTTAGCGGCAGGCGGGATGTCTAAATGTCAGTATTTTCTAAGTGGTTCAAAGACGCGCGCGCGAAACTGCCCGATAATGTGTCCGTCGGCCGCCACACCTATGGCGTCACTTGGCGGAAGGTGCTTTTCCCGACTAATGAAGCCCCCCTAAATGTCGGTAGCTTCTGCTCTGTTGCTGGCCAAGTGCTGTTCATGTGCACCGGCCAACACCAGACGAAGAGCGCCACTTCATTCCCGATCTATAGCCGCGTCCTGAAGCAGCCTGAGCCTTTACCCAACGCTGGGAAGCCTGGGGGCATCACGATCGGCAACGATGTTTGGATTGGCCACGGTGCCATCATATTGCCAGGCGTGACAGTCGGCGACGGCGCTGTTGTGGGTGCCGGCTCCGTCGTCGCCAAGTCTGTCGAGCCCTATGCGATAGTGGCCGGCAATCGCGCGCAAGTTGTCCGCAGCCGGTTCCCTGCTGATACCGTTGTGCAATTGCTGGAAATACAGTGGTGGTTGTGGGACGACGATAAGATCAAGAGCGAGGCAGCTACTCTCAGCGGTCCGATCGAGACTTTCATTGCAAAGCACGCCACTCGATGAGGGACGTTTTCGGTTATATCGCGTATGGCGAAAACGAATTGTACCATCGCGGCGCGTTGCTGAGCGCACTCAAGCTTTTGTATCATTGTCCAGAAGCAAAGATCATTGTTGCGACGGACAGGCCCGAATTGTTTGTCGACTATCCCATGGAGACGTTGCTTCTGACTGACATGCAGAAAGAGGCTTGGTCCTTCAGCGGTCAATATCATTTTGGCATCAAGGCCCGGGCGCTGATCAAACTGCTGAGGATGACCGACCGCCTCATCTTCATGGACTCAGACCACTACCCAGCAGGATTTCTATCCCTTGGCTTCGAAAGCATTTCGCCTAAGCATTCAGTGATGCGACGCCTAGAGAAACCCCACAAATGGACGCCTGTGCTGGAAGGGGAAGGCCTTCGAATCGGCGAACATGTTATCACGGGCCGCGAACCTATGTGGCAAAGTGGCATTCTCGGAGTGCATCGAGACAATCTTCCCGCTCTGATGGACGCGTATCCACCGATGCTTGCTGTCCATCAGATATCGAAAATTGACGCTGCGGAGCAGTTCTGCATCGGCATAGCCTTGTCCTTGGGGGGCGGACGATCAGCCCGCATAAGCTCAAGATCAGGGACTATAATACGCGAGGGAAGAAGGCGTTCGCAGAACCTCGTGTACATCGCTTCTTCGATGCATACGCTGCCGAGCCCGTTGCACGGCAAATCGTCGAAGCTGGCCGATATCGAGTGTGGCGGACGCCGGTAGATATCATTCGCCAAAAACTCAAGGCGCGAGGATGACTGCAGGATCAAGCCCAAGAGCACGGACTAGCCCGACTGCGTCAGGATCGTCGCTGTAAACTTCCGGCCGATCCGGCGCGAACCAGCGGGCAAAATAGATTGGGTTGCCCGCCAGGGCGGCATAGGCCTGCGACATCTTGCCAGCCTCAATAATCCGAGCCTGCACAACCGATTTTGGCACCATGCGACGCTCAGCAGGCGGCGCGCTCCACGCTTTGCCATCCCAGAGTTGGCGGGCATCTGCCGGGGCCTCCAAGACCTGAACGCCGTTTTGAGGCAGATCGACGTTTTCACCGTCAAAGCCGCCGAGATAGACGCCATCCGCGTCGACGAAGAATTTGGTCATATCTGCCGATCCCTTTACTCAGAATTTGTGATTGGTGTATGCCTTCGCCAAGCATGGTTTTCGCCGTGAGGCAGAGATGTTTTATTTGGGGTTGGCGGTCGGCTTTGCGTTGGGCATCGTGGCAATGTCAGCTGCCGTTTATTATTGGACGCACCATGATGATTTTGAGATCAGGCGGGGGGAAGAGCGTTAGCAGCATAGGCCTTCCGCCGGCTAGCGGCGCACGCCTTGAGCTTTGACGAAGTATTTTGTCATGGGAAACCTCCGATTTGGGCATTGCCGCCCGTCCGGAAACTTTACGGAAGCGTTTCGCCGTCAAGAACGCGCTGGTAGAGGGCCAGGTAGGCTTTAGTGGTCTTTTCGATTGGGAATCGGTCAGCAGCCGATTCGCGGCAGCGGAGTGCGGACATCCCGCTGATCTCGTTCAGGCCGGTCGCGAATTCATCGTTACTGTCGAAAAAGCGTCCGGTCTCTGCGTTAACTGTTTCAGGTAGCGCGCCGCGTCGAGTAGTCAGTACTGGAGTTCCGCATAGCATTGCCTCGACCGGCGCCATGCCGAACGGCTCATCCCAAGAAATCGGGTTGAGGAAGGCTTTTGCCTCGCCCAACAGCCGCAGCTTTTCGTCACCGTCGACAGTCCCCGTGAAATTGAAACGACGCGAAAGGCTTTTGAGGAACACTGCCCGAGTCTTGCTACGCCCGAGCAACTTCCAGCGAGAGCCGCCGGCAACGTCGAGATCGAAGTCAAATCTCTTGGCGAGGTCGACGGCACGACCGAGACCCTTTCCCGCTCTTGCGATACCGCCGAGAAACAACAGCCGACCGGTCTTCTTGTCGGTGAGCCGGTAGGCATCCACCGGGAACCCGTTGTAGACGAATGTCTGCCGGCCCTGGTGCCGGGCGTGGCTGGCGCTAACGAAACTCCAGTTCAGCCCTTCCCTTGGCGTATTCGGCACATAGCCGTGCAGCGTGTAGAGCGCTCGGTGACTGGTCTCGGCCTCGTACCAGCCGTTGAAATGCACAATGTCGGTATCTGGCGGGATTGCCGCCACGCTTTCGGGCGCAGATGCAGCGTGTCGAACCTCACAAAGGGGATGTGTAGAGCCATGGGCGGCAATCAGCGTGACCCGATGCCCCAGACCGACCAGCGTGGTGGCCAGCCAGTCTACTTGGCGCTGAGTGCCACCGTAGCCTTTGCAGGGTATTTCGCCTTGAACCACGACAGTAGCATGCATTTCGCAGGTTTAGACGGATCCTATTCAGCAAGCTAGGCCCACGCCCTGAATACCAGCCTCCAGCTTGTGTTCGTTATGTTGGTAAGGCTTGCTCCGCTTTTGGCCATAATTCGAAGTGAACTGGAATTGGCGCCAATTCGAACATTCAAATTGGTTGTATCCGGAACCATGCTGATGGCCTGCACGGTAGCGTCAGTAGTGTTCAGCATAGGATTGATGGCGACTTCATCGCCGATCGAATACGCCAAGTCCGCAGTCGTGCACTGGATGACGGCGATGTAGAGCTTCGGCTTCACCCCTAGCCCATGCGCCAGCGTCAATGTGCCGCCGGCCGTGATGGTCTGCTGGGCGCTCTCGTAGGCTTTCTGCAGAAGCGCCGTGCTCGACTGAACGTAGCGGGCGTCTTGCTCGGCCTGAGACCACTGGATTTTAAACCAAGCACCCCACACGCCGCCGTTCTGGCAACGGCGCCAGATGGTGGTGTTGGCCGCCGTGGCATTCACAAAATCGTAAACCGTTTGGGTTCGGTAGCCGGCCGCCCCGTGTGCCTCGACCGTGCCGATATTCCACCCGGTGTTTGCCGCAGGGGCGTTGGCCGCCCCACTGCCCATATACCAGCCGTTGTCGAGCGCAGTGTTCCAGTCGGTGATCGTCTTAGCCACCACACCAAGGCGCGCGGGGAGGTTGGCATCAGAGATTACTGCGACTGGTTGGCCAGACGCGCGGATGTAGGATCGAACACGCCAGTTGCCACCACCCAGGGACTGCGCCACGGCGGTATCACCGGCTGCGGCAACGATGTTGGCGGCCCCCGGCAGGATGAGCGTGGCGGCATTATGAGTAAGCGTCGCCGCTCCGGAGAAGGTCAGGAAACGCAAGACGCCGCTGGGCAGCACGCCCAAAGCGGTGATCACCGCCGCGCCCGACACCGTGACGGAGACACCGGTTGCCGCGGCCAGATCAGTCGTCGCAGCTGATGCGATGACACTGCTGGTCGTGTGCAGAGCATCATTGCCACCGACCGCCGAACTCGCGCCCGTGCCGCCCATCGTGATTGGGCGCGGCGTGTTCATGATCGACAGAAGATCGGCCAAGAAGGCGTTGTACTTCCCGCTCTCGATCGTCGTGTTCGGAATCGCCGTTGTGTTCGGCGGCCATGACGTGACGCCGGCTCCATTCATAGGCATTGGCAGCACCTTTTAATATTTGGGGTTTGCTCGTATGTTCCGCGCCTATGCGCGTCAGAATTCTTCAGATCATCGCCGCCGTCGTCACGATCGGCATTATGGTCGTGCTGCACGACGTGATTGGAGGGTTTCTCCGAAGCTTGGAGCCCCAATTCGTCATCGGTCTTGCCGTTGGCGTTATGGGAACGACGGCGGTTTTCGTTGCGCTATTGCTGTGGGAGCACCGATCGCTGGCCTTGCGAGAGGAGCAGAGAGCGCGCGACCTTATCGACCTCTGAGCCTGACACACCGGAACCACGCCCAGCACGAAGAAGGGCTTCAAGCACATCCGGATTGTTGCTGATCAGGATGCGGGCCATGGCGGTGCGCGTAGACTCATCCTTTATTCCTCGAAGAGCTTCGACAACGGCATCAACACCCTTCATGGCAGTGGCCCGGGTCGCTCCCGCTACTCCGCCAGCCATGAATGCTTGCGGCACGCCAAAGGCTTCGGCACCTGAGCCGGTAAGCTCTTGCTGGGAAGCCTGGCGGGCGGCGGTGAGTGAATTCCGCGTCACGATGTCCGTGGTATCGGCGAAGTGCTTCTCGCGATCGAGAAGACCGATGATGCGGTCGGCTCGGTCCTTACCGAAAAGCGTTGCAAGACGACTGCGGTTCCAATCGCCTTCGCCCTTGATGAGGCGCTGAAGGGCAACGCGGTCATTTGCGTTAGTCCCCACGATGCGCTCAATCTCGGCACGCGCCCCCTCGCGCAGCCGCATAGGGACAGCAGACGGGCCGATCTGCATGCCTTGCGGCAACGCACCTTCCTGCACTTCTTGGGCGAGCTCGGCGGGCCTCGGAGCTTCCCGGCCGCTGGACAGCACCTGTTGGCCGCGTCCGACCGCCTCCCGCTGGCGGGCCAGCTCGGCAAATTTGCTGTCGACTTCTTTGATGCCGGGCACGGAAGCGCGCAACTCGTCATCAACAGCCTGTCTGGCCGTCTGAAGCGCGTTGCGGGCGTTCGTTTCCACCGTCGTTTCCAGCATGCCATCAATAGCCTTGCGGGTTTCAAGCAACGTAACGGGATTGCTTTCCAGTTCTTGGGTGCCGGTGCGGTTCAGCATCGTGCGAACACGCTGTAGACCGCGCTGCGCCTCACCGCGAAGGGTCTGGAGTTCCCGATCAAGATAGGTGGCGATCGGTCGCGGATTGACCGGCGAAGCGTTGGCAAAGGCCGCCCGATATTCCGGTGACAGGTTGGCCTGGTTCACGTCGATGCCGGCATTGATGCGCGATGGGATAGGGGCTGGGCCAAGTTCCTGGTCGATCGTGCTGGTGATGCGCTGGTTTGCACCGGCATTGCGCGCGTCGACGGCCCCGCGAACAATGGCTTTGCCTTCTCCGGGCAACGCTGCCAAGCCGCCGGCCTGCGAACGAAGATTTTCGCCCAGATCCATGATCATTCCGCCGGGGCCGAGCTTGTCCATCTGACCCAGCGCGCCGGCATCGAGCGCGTCGCGCCCTGCCGCCCTTGACAGCATCGCCGCGGCAACCTTGTCGATGCCAAGTTCCTTGGCTGCACCGCCGAGGATCCAGCCATCGGCAACATACTTGACGCCTCGGCCGACGAGAGGCCCGATAGCCGGGGCGAGCACACCGAGGCCGGCTCCAGTAACCGCGCCAATGCCTGTTGCCGTAGGATCTCCACCAGAACGGATTGCCGCATCGGTTCCGTTGATAAGTCCGCCGGTCAAGGCACTCGCGCCGAAGCGCAACGGCGCCGACGCCACGCCAATACCGAAGGCCCCAGGCGCTGCCGCCATCGCCGGGATAGTGCCCGCGACAGCGCCCGTGACTTGTGACGCCTTGTCGAGGTTCGGGTTCATCGACTTTTCGGCGACGGTGCCCGCTTGGATGCGCTTCAGAACTTGGTCATAGGTCTCGTCAGACGCTCCCGCGATTGTCGCAGCAGCTGCACGATCGACGCCGCCCCGGATCATTAGGCCCAAGATCGGGATGCCCTCCAGAATCCCGCCCGAGGTGGTGCGCATTTTGCTCAGAGCATCGTCGCCCTCGATCCTGTCGGTGAGCGCATTGTAGCCAGGTGGTGCGAAGGCAGGAACGCGGTTCGGCTGCAACGTCTCTTGATCGACCCCGGCAATCGCGCGCTTTTGCTCGGGTGACAGCGCATGCATCTGTTGGGCGAGCCCAATGCCCGCTTGAGCGCGGGCATCCGGACCCGAGGATGCGCCCGCCTGTCCGAGGGCGCTCAGTGCGGTCTTCTCGTCGGGCGCATCGACTTCGTAAGTCTTGCCGTCTGCGCCTTGAATTTCGAATGTCGCCATTATGGTTTCACCCTGATCCGCACGCCGTTTCCTACATCTTTCCAGCCATCCGGATTTGACGATGGTGCCGGAGCGTTCGGCTCGGCCGTCGTCCGGTCGACGGAAGCCTTGATGCCTTCCAGCATGCGCTTCAGCTCTTTGACGCTGTTGGCCGCCCTATCACCAGCACCGCCAATTGCGGCGGTGTAGACCTGGCTCGGAAGGTTCCATGCGCCGCCGTCCTTGGTCACGTCGACAACCGGGTCGTAGATCATGTTTTCCATCAACTGGAGATCAGGCCCGTTGAGGACGCCCAGATTGAAGAGTTCCTTCATCTGCAACATGATGCCCTGACGGACGGTGTTCAGATTGTCCTTGGACGCGCCGGGCATTGCCTCGATGCCGGTCTTGGCGACCAGCTCCGAATAGCGGTCGAGTTCGCCGGTGATGGCATCGAACGCCTGGTTGACCGAGGAAACCCGGTTCCGCTGTGTTTCTGTCGGCTTCATTGTGCCGGGGATGACGGCTCCTGCAGAAGGAGCGGCCGAAGGCGGCGCAGCGACGGCGGGAGCCGGTGCCCCAGCAGCAGGAGGCGCTACCTGAGCGGGCGAAGTCACTCCTGGTGCGGCTGGTCGGCAGGCACGGCACCACCACCGGGAGCCTGTAGCCATGCCGGAAGGTTGGGCGGCACCTGAATAGGCACCATGCCATCAGGCGTCTGCACCATCTGCGTCTTTGGCTGCGAAATGATGGCGTAGGCAGTCGCATATTCTCGCGAAGCGGGATCGGCGGTCGAGAGGATGTTCCAAGCCTGGGCATCGAGGCCGTTGCCTTCGAACTTCGTCGGGCCGCCTGAAATGCTTTTCGTCTCGCCGCTGGCCGCATCGAACAGAGTGTCGTCGTCCAGCTTCTGCCACTGCTTCGGCGGAACGGCCAGAGACTTGCGCGCAGCCTGAATTTGCAGCTGCCGCAGAGGATCGGCATCCTGCATTTTCTGCTGGAGCATCATGTTGGCCATCGCCTTTTGTTCGGGCGATGCCCAAGGGTCAGCGGCAACCTTTATGATCTGCTGAAAAGACGGACCGCCCTGACCGGGCTGGATAGCGCCGCCAGTGCCGCCAGCCTCTACCGGGATGCTGGACAGGTCTTCCTGCGGAGACATCGCCTGAGCGACCTTCTGGACGCCGGGAGAGGCTGGTGCAGCCTGCTGGGGCTGCTGAGCGCCGGCGAGAGCCGCAACGACCGGCGACGGGGCCGCTGCCGCCGGACCGGGCTGCTGAGCCGCGCTGAGGGCCTGCACGACGCCACCGCGACCGCTGAGGGGCTCCGAGCTCATCATCGTTGACAGGACGCGCTGGCCGGCCCGCGTGGTCGCGGCAGGATCACCGGGGCCGGGATTGGGCAGCGGCGCATCGGCATTGACCGGGATCCATCCCTGATCACCAGTCGCGCCGGCCATGCCGGTCGTTTCGACAAACTGATAGGTCTTGCCGTCGGCGCCGCGGCGAACTTCACCAGCTTTTCCAGATCCTTGCGGAGCGCCGGGATAAGTCGGACGCGTTGCGGGTGCCATCGGGTCGTTAGGATCGAGCGGAGGAAGGCCGCTGGGATCATACGCAGGAGCCGTGGTGGCGGGCGACATGGTGGCGAGGCTCGGGGCCGGTGTCATACCAGCGGAGCGATCGAGCGAGGCAACCTGAACTGGGTCTTGTGACTGCTCCTGCTGGGCCGCCTGCGTTGCCTGTGCGGGCGTAGCGCCGGCGCCAAGCGCCTTCTGATAGGTCGCAACGAACCTGTTCGTGTTTGTCCCCTGTTCGATACCACCGGGAAGGCTCGTCCACGTCCCGCTTAAGACCTGGCCGACGTTGGCGATTGCGTCAGGATCGCCGGACTGAAGAACGTCATCAAGCACTTGGCCCGTCTTGGCCTTGTAGGTCTTGGCGGCGAGGTTCCATGCCGCCTTGTCCTGGTTGACTGGCGAGAAGTCGGGCAAGCCAAGTTCCTTCGCCTCATCGTCCCATGTGGAGCCCAGAAACTGATATTTGCCAGCGGCCGACGAGGTGCGGCCAGCATTCGGCCCTGTTTGGATGCGCACCGCCTGGTTCGGATGGTGGGAGAAATCATCGAATTTTCCGCCGCCATAGATGACGTTGTAGCGACCGCCGCTTTCTGGGCCGGAAATCGTGTTGAGCAGCGCCTTCTGGTAAGGCTTTGCGTCCTGCCATGCGAGTTGGTCGCCGCCGTAGTCGGCCGCGCCGCTCGCGGAGGCCGCAACTGGAGAGCCCGGAGCCGCCGGGAATGTGCCGGCGTTGATCATGCCGCCAAAAGCATCGGTCGCATGGGCTTGTCCAGCGGTCTCTGCCGCGTCGGCGCGCCTGTTGAGCACATTCTGCACGATGCCATCGCCGAGCGCATTCAAGCCCTCGCCGATGTTCTGCGGCGCGCGCTGAGAAGACATCAGCGCCTGGACAATTGCCCGCTTCTTGGCGACTGACGCAGGCGTCTCGCCCTTCTCGGCATCGAAGATGAATGACAACGCCATGTCTCAGGCCCCCAGCGACAGAGCTTTGCCGTAGTCGACCTGGCGATAACCGTCAGGCCGGCGCGAAACAGCATCGGGTCGGACCTTCTCGACTTCGCTGGCCATGAGCCCAAGCCGCATCGGAGCGCCCTTCGCCTCGCCTTTGTAGTGGAACTTCCACAGCCCCATTTCCGGGGTGATGTCGGCGAGCCGTTCCTTGTCCTTTTTTGCGTCGTCGTCGGACAGTCCGATGAGCTTGCTGCCGAGACCAAAAAGACCACCGACCAAGCTTCCGGTCTGCGCGTTTTTTGCATTCACTGCGTCGACGCGCTGCTGGTAATTCTGGTTGATCAGCCCAGCGTTGTCGGTTGTCGGAATGGTGCTGCCGGTATAGCCGGCGGCCTGTGGCGAACTGACCTGCGATCCGGAAAGCAGCGCCGTGATTTCGTTGATCGGCTGGTTGCGGATTGCCTGGCCCTCCGCGAACGCCTGCCCATGCCCCGAAAGGATTAGCTGGTTGTTGGCGTCATTGACGTTCTGGCCCTGCTGGGCCATCGCACGGTCATAAGCGGCCGAGCCGAGCTTGATGCCCTGATTTGAGAGCTTTGTTGCCAAGGCATCCTGTTGTTGAGCCAAGATCGGATCGAGGCGCGCTTTCCCAAGCTGCAGCAGCCGTGCTTCGGTGGCGTCGTTCGAGCCGTCGAACGGCTTCGACATATAGTCTTGCAGGAACGCGGATTGAGTATTGGCCAGCGTCCCAAGGTTCAGCTGGGCCTTGTCGGTTTGATCCTTGATCGCCTGCTGCGCGGCGGAAAGCGTCGTCGTCGCGGTGCGCGTCGGGATTTGATAGGTCTTGCCCGTATAGGGGTCAGTGATCGATTGCGTGCCGCTGTTCGTATAGGTGATCGTGCCATCAGGCCCGACCTGATTGGCATTGTTCAAATATGAGTTGGCAATAGCGGTCGAGATGTTCGTCCCGGTCGACGCCGCGGAAGTTTCCTTGGGATCTGGCGGCTTAGGTGCTGAGGCTTTACCCATTTGTCTCCCTCGTGAAACGGCCGTTGCGCCAGTCTTCTTCAGTGAGCGTGAAAACGTAGCCGTCTTCGTCGCGGCCGCGCATGCGCTTGATCAGGTAAGGGGTGAAGCCGAAGGCCTTCGCGATCCGAACCATGCGCTCGTTCTTTGCGGAAACCTGCAGAACGACCATCTGGCAACCGATCTGGTCGAACGGATACGAAAACATGATGTGGCGGACATCCGCCGTCAGCCATCGCGGCGTTTTCGAAGCGCTCGAAATCTGGATCAGGCCCGGTCCTGGTTGAAAGTCATGAAACACCATGCCGGCGACTAGTTCGCCGGTTTCGTCATCGCCCACGCCGATCGCCTGGCATTTGCCGAAGCCGGTTTCGCAGCCCGGCGTCATGTCGGCCACGAACCGAGCGATCGCTTCGCTATGGCCGAAAATCAGTTTCAAACGACCACCGAACCGACTTCATAGGTCATGTCGATCGCGACGAGCTCGGCATCAGGGGTCGGAGTGATACCGCATGTGACCTGCACCTGAGGCGCGATGGCAAAGCCCGTCAGGCCGACAGAGACCCATTTCGTGGAAACCGTCTTCGTTGCGCTGGCGTCCCACTTCGCAACATCCCAGAGGCCCAGATCCCATTCATCGAAAACGACATCGTCGGCAACCGACGACGGCGCCGACGGCAGCGAGACCTGATAGTCCTTCGAGACTGAAAGCTTGGCGATGAATTTGCGGCTGGCCAGAAAGACCGTCCGCGCCATGTGAACGATCTTGCTCCGCGCCGGCGACTTCATGTGATCGAACAGGCCAACATAGGTGCAGGTATAAGGCGAGCCATCATCACTGCCGCTGACCTCGCACTGCATGATCTTGCCGTCCGACGTCCCGAAATACGCCCAGCCGTCATGCAGGACTAGGCATCGCGTATCCCAGCCTGTGTAGTCCGCCCATGCACCGGTTTGCAGGTTGACGACGAAGCACCTCGCATCCTGTCCGACATCCGCCGGCAGCGAGACGATTGCCATGTTGAACAGCGGCCACTTCAGGATTTCCCAAGGCAGGTTGGCGCGAGCTGCAGCTTCCCTGCGCCAGTCCGGCTCGATGTTGCGCGAAACGCTGATCATCGAAAGCGCCGCACGGTCTTTCTGGATAGCTTGGGAAATCGGAATGATACCATCATCCATGCCGATCAGCAGTTCGCCACCGGCTTGCATCACTGCGCGCTTGCCGCGAGGCGGCGACATGTCATAGCGGCCGACGAGCGACCAGTCATTCGGATCGGCGGGGTTTGCACCCTCGTAGACCGCTACCTCGCCCTTGGTTGAAACGAATACGCATTTGTCGTCGACGCCGTCGCCGGCATCAAGCGACCAGGTGCCGCCAAAAAGCAGCGATCCGCCCTTCTGGAAGACACCGGCAAGTGAGAGATCGACGGCGGCGCCGGCAATGGTATCGACTGGTAGGAACCACGCCGTAAGGCTGTTTTTTTGGATGAAAAATTCGCGGTTGCGATAGGTCCAGACGTGCGAGAGCTTGTTCGTGGCAATGGTGCCCAGCGCGGCCACCGTGGTCCATGCCGTGCCGTCGAATTGGCGCATGCTGTCCGTGCCGTTCACCGCCGACAGATAGTCGCCGCCAGCGGTCTCGAACTGCACATAGGAGAAATAGCCGCTGGTCAGCCCGGAAACGACGGGAGCCGGCGCTACATTGGGGTTGGCAGGGTTCGTGACATCGAAAATCTTCGTGCCATCCGCCGCGAACATGAAGCGGCCCGGCGACGCGTCATAGGACATCATGCTGACCACTGCGGTAGTGCCGATCGTCGCCTTCTTCTTCTCGCCGCCACGCAATCGGATGCCGGTTGTCGTAGGAAACCAGTTCTCGAGGACGCGGGCACCCTGCGGCTTCGACGCAGCGAGGTTTTCGTTCGAAATCTTGCCCCGGATCGGTGCCGGAAATGTAAGCGTGCTGTGACGCTGCTGCGATTGGGCAGCAACAGGAACGCGCCTGAAGCCGGCCCTCATGGCGTGATTACTCCCGGAAAGGCAAAGTCGGCGTCAATCGTCGAGCGGCGCCGACCGACGGCCAGGATGTTGGAGCCCTTGTCGGCGCCAGCTGAGACCGCGATGGCATCCTCGTAGGTCGCCATGTCCTCGGAATAGGCTTGCCCTTTGTTGGCCTTCCATTGCCAAATGATGCCGAGCTTCAAAACGCGCTCATCGAGGCGGAACACGTCATCGTCAGCCGTGAAAGCTGCCTTTGTGGCGCCGTCCTTGTCCTTCACGATTTTGTTGGTCAGGTAATAGAATTGCGCCGTGGCCAGGTTGGGGGTGGCGGGCTTGATCTGGATCTGATCCCCGATCATCGTCCATGCGCCAACAAGGATTTGAAAATTCTGCACCGCCAGGCCCAGCCACTCGTCGCTGTCGGGATAGTGCGTGAGCGACGTGTAGGGGCTTGCCGACGGCCAGACACGCGCTTTCTTCAGCATGCGCTGGTAATCGGCCGGGAGATTGAGGCCGGTCGAAACGCCGTCGCCAGTGAGCGTGGCAAGCGTCTTGAGTTTCGTCCAGTCCCGTGTGTCGAATGCGATCCTCTGCGCCATCTCGTTCGCGAGCGACTGCAATTCGATATGCTCGCGGTCGGTCGACGAAAAGACGGCGGTCGGCACGGTCAAGCCGATGACCGTGCAGACATCCTTGATGACGCTGAGGATCGTCATTGCGATCAGTCCACCATCGCCAGTTCCTTGGCCGCAGCGACCAAGGTGTCGTGGTTCGGATTGCCGCGTGGCCGGGAGCCGGTTTCCTTGGCGATGTAGACCTTCAGGGCTTCATCTTCCATCGCCTCGATCTCGGCAGCGGTTGGCGGCGTGGTCTGCTCGGTCTCTTCGTCGCCGTCCTCGTCCTCGCTGGTTTCCTCATCCTCGTCGCCGGGTTCATCGTCGGCGGCGGTATCTTTGGCCGTCGCAGTGGCGCCCTCCAGTGGCTTTCCTGCCTGCATGAACTCCTCGCGCAGCCGGCGTTCATCCGCCAACTGCTGGGTCAGGGCCGCGACCTGGGCCGCAAGGTTGACGATGTCGGCGCTGCCGGCCGCATTGTCGAGATAGGCCTGCGCCTGGTTCTTCAGTTCGCGGCCGCCCATGCCGAGCTGCTTGAGCGGGGTGCCGTCCAGCGAAGCCAGCTGCTCGACTGTGTGGACGCCGAGAGCCTTCAGTTCGCGGCGCTTGCCTTCCTTCAGGAACGGCGCTTCGGAAAGCGGCGTGCCGGAAAGCGGCTGAGAGGTGCCGTCTTTGAAGGCGAGATACTGCTTGTTGTAGAGCTGCGCATAGGTGATGAGACCGCCGCCGGCCGCGATGCTCTCGCGCGTGGCGTTCGGTTCGGCATCATGTGCCGGATAGGTCGCCTTGGTCTGGCGGTTTGCCGGGAATGAAAGGTCGCAGACCTCCATATCGGTGAAGATCGGCCGGCCGGCGGACCTGCTGGCCTGTTCGTTGGGAATGACGTGATTTCGGAAAACGACGTTGACGATGTTCTGGTTCGCGCTCATGGCGAAACTCCTGTCTGAGAGGGTGCAAAGAAAAACGGGAGCGGAAGCCCCCGTTTCAGTGTCCTGTTGGAATTGGCCGGGTTACGCGGCCAGAGCGTCGTCCACGTACGGTCGATCGATCTCGAACTCGGCGAGACCGGCAGACGGTACGCCGACCGCAGAAGCGCCCTTGGCGTTCTTGACGCGGTCCCCCGCGACAACAGCATCGTCAACGCTGCCGGCGGTCGCCGTGGCGTAGACGTTGGCATTGTCGAGGAAGCCGACCAGAGCCTTGCCGANCATCGTCAACGCTGCCGGCGGTCGCCGTGGCGTAGACGTTGGCATTGTCGAGGAAGCCGACCAGAGCCTTGCCGATCGCCTTGCCCTTGATCTGATACCACCCGAACTGGCTGGCGACATTCGCGGACATGGCGACAGCAACGGAACCGATCATGTCGGGGCCGAGGAGCACCGTCGACCAATCGTCAGGATTGTAGAGCACCCACGAGCCGAGACCGGTGGTGGCGACGCCAGCGAGATAGATGAACTCGCCGACGCCGTAGACCGGATCTTGCGCCTGGATGATCTGACCAAGCCAAGCGCCAGGAGTGGAGCGCCCGGCCGCCGTAGAGGCCGGCAGCGTTGCGGCGATCGGCGGAAGGCCGAGATGCGGAGTGTGAGGAACGTAAGCCATTTTTCTGGATCCTCTCCTTACGCGGCCGGGTTGCTGTCGATGAGCTTCCACTGGAACAGCGGATTGTTCATCGTCAGTTCGCCCATGAAGCCGATGTACTGGACATTCGCGTCCTGATTGATCGGCATCATGGATTTGCCGATCTTGTTGAAGTTGCGTTCCGGGTGGTAGCGGAGCCAGAGCGTGTCGGTGTCCAGACCATAGGTCGTGTTCGCCGGCATGTTGGAGCCGATGCCGCCTTCCTGGACGATTTCAGCGGAGCGACCGGCGCCGAAGTATTTCAGCGACGTAAAGCCGAGCTTGCCGAGCCCAGAGACATCGTTGACGCGCTGGATTGCCACGGTGGCCGCGTCATAGGCCCCGTAATGCTCCGGCGACATCAGCAGGAGATCGGCGGCCCTGGTGCCACGCGAGCGCTGCGTCATGATCGAGTTGAGCATCGGGCGGATGGTGGTCGCCGTGACCTGCGTTCCGATAGCCGGGAAGGCAGAATTCGCGTCGAACACCGAAGTGCGCCAGATCGCATTGGCGCCGCGATCGATACCGGCATAGACGCCGGAATTGACCACAGTCGGAACCGCCAGCTGGAGGCCGCCCAGTTCCTTGCCGCCGAAGCGGGTGCCGTTGCCGTGGAGCGAGATGTCGACCTCGTCCTGCAGCTCACCTTCCGCAGCCTCGATATGAGACTCCAGAATGTCCATGAGCTGGTTTTCGCCCTCGTTGTTGAGGATGTCCTCGTTTGCGAGAGTGACGGCGACGGCGCACATTTTCGGCGAGTATTCGGCGTCGTTGAACAACTCGGCCGGAACCGGGTTGAGGAAGTCGAAGCCGTTATACCAGACCGCCGAACCCGTCTTGGTATAGAGCAGGCGCTGGCGGATCTTCGGGCCGGAGTATTCCTTGAACTTGCCCTTGCGCTTCAGCACGTTGAGCAAGGCGTTGGAATTGGAGACCAGGTCCTGGTAGCCCGAGGCTCGATCCTCAAGCGCCAGAGACAAAATCTCCTGGTTCTTTTCTACGGAAGTAAGAGCCATGTCGGCCCTCCTTTATGACGGGGATCACCCGGCCTGAGCGACAGCTCGGCGGAGCGAATCCTTGATTGAGGTTGAAGCCCGCTTCGTTGCCGGGTCTGAGCCAGCCGAGGGCGCGCCTGTGATTGATTTCTGGCCCTTCAGGGTCTGAGCCTGGGGGTCTTGAGCGGTGCGCGTCTGAGGCGCTGCTGAAACTGTGGTGGTCGATGCGGCCGGGTCGGGATTGAGCATTTCCGCAAGCTTGTAAGCTTCGGCCAGATCGGCGGTTTTGCCTGATTTCAGGAAAAAGGCGATGTCTTCGGCCAGGTCCTCGAAACGGGGATTGTCAGCCGCGAACTTCTGCACCTGCGCATCGATCGTTGCGACGTGCTGCTGTTGCATCGTGTTGGTGACGCCGCCGACGCTATGCTTCAGCGTCTCGATCTCGCGCTTGAGCTGCTGGATCGTCGCGTCATTCTGGCCCTGCACCTCGTCGGGCTTCTGGCCCATGACATGCGCAGCGAGCTGGCGAAGCGAGATGCCTGCATAGTCGCAGACGGCCTCAATGCCCTTCAGCGGGTCCGAGAGTAGCGTCCGCTCCAGATTGGTGTAGCGCGTCATCGCATCGCGCATGGTCGTGTTGTTCTTGGTGGCCAGTTCGTGGAAGTCCCGGACCTTCTCGAATTCCTCCGCTGGCACGCGGTGCTTTTCGATGCCGGCTTCAAGCTCGCGGATCGAGCGGTGAACGGCCGCCTTGACCGGGTCGGGAGCCTTCTCCCATTCGGCCATCGCAGCGGCGTCGCTCTTGAAGCGCGCGGGAGCCTCGGCATGGCTGGTTTGAGTGGCAGGCTTGCCGGGCTCAGTCTTGGCCGTCTCTGCCGTCTTGGCAGGCTGCTGGGTGGTGTTCGGGTCCTTGGTCGGCTTCGGATCGGGAAGCGTCTTGTCGGTCTTGTCAGCAGCCTTCTCGCCCGGCTTGGGCTGGGCCTCCACTGGTTTCTTGCCGGTGTCGGTCTCTTCGGCCTTGGCCTTCTCATTGACCTTTTCGGCCGCAGCCTTCAGCGCTTCGCGAGCGGTCGGGCCTTTCTTCTCGGGCTCGGGCTTTGCCTCGACCGTCTTGGGATCGGTGCTGATCGGGTTCGGCGTCGACGCGACGTCATCGGCGGCAACAGTGTTCGTCTCGGCGGGCGCCGAAGCGCCTCCGTTCAAGTCTTCCATTTGGATTCTCCGTCTGAGGGATTGCTAGGGGGTGATTTGGGCGGCCTACCTGTGAGACCAGACCTTAATTGATGAAATTACGAGGATCGCCGAAAGCAGTGGCAGCAACAACCATTCGGGCACGATGCCGAGCAACTGCCCGCCGATGAACGTCCCGGCAATCGAGCCGATCGCCATGACAAGCAGAAATGTCTTGTTCCTGCCAAGCACGGAAAAGCTCTGGTCGCGGCTGTAGCGCGTGAAGCCGACAAGCATTGTCGGAAAGCTCACCGCAAGCGATAGAGAACCAGCCAGTTTGATATCAGCACCAAACAAAATGACGAGTGTCGGGATAAGAAGCTCGCCGCCTGCCACGCCTAGCAGGGACGCCATGACACCAATTAAAAAGCCCGCGATGAACGCCGGCAACGATCAAGACTGGCCCGTCAAACCAAGCGTGTCCAGTGGCGCCCGGATGATGGCCGAACAAACAGAATTACCGCTATCAGGACGAGCAGCGCAGCTAGGACCTTGTACAGCGTTTCGGACTTCAACCGAGTTGCCCATCCGGCACCGAACCATGCGCCGGCAAGGCTTCCGGCCAGAAGATTGAGAATGATCGGCCAGTTGTCGGCAATGCTCCCGAACGGCACCGTTGCTGCGCGGAATGGAAGCGCGCTGGCGACGACAACTAGGCTTGTTGCTTTGTTCAAGATCACCGCTTCAAGAGCGGCAAACCGAAACAGGCCAATCAGAAAGGGGAGCCGAAACTCTGCACCTCCCAGACCTATCAGTCCACCTAGGGAACCAACGCCTGTTCCGACTGCCAATGCCCCGAGTTTTCCGCGTGCAACCATTCGCCACTTATGGGACGTAGAACATTGTATGGCCAGTCAATCGAGGCTCAATATGCGCTCCCCGCGGTCAAATCGAGCCTTGGCCTTTTCCACCGTAGTCCTGATCGCCTTGCGGTCGACCTTCTGACGTTTCCGGGGCCGAAGCCTCGCCGGGTCGTTGCCCACTTCCTCAAGCCCTGCCGCGCGATAGGTGGCGCGCAGGGCCGATTTGGAGGTGTAGATCATGCCGTCGTGCATCGACTGGACTTCGGACATGGTGTCCGAATTGATCATTGGCGCCGACAGATGCGAGCGCTTCGGCTTGGTGGTATCCACCTTGCGGAAAATCTGCCGGCCGTCGCCGAGATTGATCCACGTGTAAGCCATCACAGGCCGCTGGTCCGCTTCAGCAGAGTTGCAACGCCCGGGTTGACGTTTGTCAGCGCCAGCTTGTGGGCATCAAAGGCACCGGCGTTGATCTGCTTGGCAATTTCCTTCGCCTGCTCACCCGGAATCCCGACGGCCATAAGCCGGTCGACGTTGCCATTGGTGAGGCCCGCGTTCATCTGGCGGGCAACCTCGATGGCCACCGGATAGCTCATGCCGCCCCGGCAGAGTTCATCAGCACTGACTGGCATGGTGTTGTCCTTTTCAAAGTTGAGCAGCAGCTGGCTGAGGCGCGGCGTTCTTCTGCGCTTGGCCGAGCAACTGAAGCTTGAGCTTTTCGATTTCGAGCTGACCCTTCTGCATGTCCTGCTCGTGCTTCTGAGCTGCGGCGGCAGCGTTGGCCTCGATCTCGCGGATGCGGATATCGGCCTCGCGCTGCTTTTGCGCGGCATCAGCGTTGATCCGGGCTATATCGGCCTCCGCCTTGGTTCTGGCGATTTCCGCGTCGCTTTGTGACTTGGCCATTGCGGCGTCAGACTTGGCCTTTTCCACCGCCATCTTGCCTTCGTTGGCCTTGGCGTCAGCTTCCGCCTTGCCGGCACTGGGATCTGGCCTAGGCTGGGAACCCATCGCCTTCATCTGCTCCGCAAACTCGTCAATCGTCGCATCCATGCTGCGACCGGGACGGAACGGCGCCATGGCGAATTTCAGCACCTCGGCAGCAAAGGGAGCCGTCTCAGGTTGCGCCTGCACCATCGGGCCAAGCTGGGCGAGCGTACCAGCAAGCGCCGTCAGGAACTCGCTGCGGCGCTGCTTCTCGGCATTCTCGTCGGGCTGGATGGTGCTGTCGGTCTCGATGTCGAGACTGAACGGCCGGATTTTCTGATCGTGCAGGAAGTCCATCACCTGGTCGATGGTGACGGTCTTTTTCAGCTCGTCGATCTGCTTGGCGATCTGGGCAATCTGGCCCTGAGCCTGCTGCATGATCTGCTGCGCGGCTTCCGGGTTCTGCTTCGCCATCGCTGCGACTTCAGGATCGCTCGACGCGCCCTGCAATTCCTTCTCGATGCTTTTGGCTTGGGCCTCCAGCGGCTTTACCTGCTTGGCGATATCGGCTTCGCTCGGCAGTTCCATCTGGCTCATTTCCAGCAGCGTCTTCGACTGGAAATTCTCTGCCATGACCTCGGCGATGATGCGCGCCGCGTCGCGAGCGATGCGCACCAGCTCGTTCTGCCGGTCGCGAATGCGGACAGAGCCGTATTGCGTCTTGATCTGCTGCGCGCCGAGCGTTTCGTTCGGGTTGCTCTCGCCCCGCATGATGTCCGACAGGCCGCTGATCTGGTAAATGTCCTCGATGAGCTGCTTGCGAAGCGCGATCAGCTGCGTGATGGTCGACGCCACCATGTCGGTCGGCAGCCAGACAACCGTGTCCTTGGCCGATCCATTGCCGAACGCGGCCCAATTGCTGACCGGGACCATGATCTGGCGCGGATCGCGCGTCTTAACCGCGGCCTCGATCGCATCGCCGATTTCGCCGGCGCCGGCCGGATAGAAACCACGCACCTGAAGCGCTTCGGTCAATGCCGAAATGCGGTTGGTGATGTCGTTGATTTCCTCGATCTGGTCTTTGTAGAAGACGTAATCGGGAACCGGGATAAGGCTCTCCGGCTGCAACGTGCCATAGGCCGGCTGCGGACACGGGAAGAAGTTTTCCAACGTGAGGTGCGGCGCGCCCTCGTCCAGCACGACATCAACGCCCGGTGACAGCCACACCACCTTGTTTTCGGACTTCGACCACAGTTCCCAGACCCGCGCCTTCAGCTTGCCGTCGGTGTTGTTCTTGTCGTCCTTGCGCTTGGCGAACTCGGCATCCTGATAGGCGTTGCCCGACGTCGCCTTGAAGCGCTTGCGCATCTCTTTGCGCGTCATCCATGCGCCGCCCGCGACCCAGTCCACTTCCTTCCAGTTTCGGGCGGGATCATGCACGAAGTCGCGACGGTTCTTGTGCTCGATGCAGACGGTTTCGGTGTAGCCGTTCTCTCGGCTCTTGGTCTCGTACCGGATCCACATGCAGCCGCGCGCAATCGTGGCCAGGTCGTCTCGCACCAGCCGCATCACGCCGTCAATGTTCTGCCGATCGAACGTCACCGCCGTCGAGCGCTCGACAAGCTCCGATGCCGTGCGCGGGAGCGGCCGCCTGTCCTGAAAGCGCGGCGCGACCACCGGAACCGGTGGGCGGGAATACATGGAAGGCTTCAGGACTTCGATATTGGCCCAGAAGATTTGAAACTCGCGGTCGCGGGTGACGTTCGCCAGGCGCTCCAGATCGGCATACCGCTTCTGGATGTTGGTGCACCGTGTCTGATAGTCGGCAAAGCCGGCCTTCTCCTGATCCGTGATCAGCTTCAGCCAGCCCTTGGAGGCCTTCGGCTTCAGCGACGGGTCGACCGCATCATCTGCGGTGTTGTCGATCTCGTCTTCAGTGTCGTTGATCATATGCGAATCCTTCGACGCCCGTTGCCGTCGTCAGGCACGCCGGGAAGCTGGACATGGCCCTGGGGCACCTTGGGAGCCGGCGTCTTGGTCTTGGCCGCCCATGGCCGCGACATGCACGCGTAGCGCGTCTCGTCGGCCGCATGGTCTTCCTGGTCGCTGTTGAGGTCTTCCGGGTTCGCCTCGTCGTGCTGCAGCGCCGGCAGGGTCCGAATCGTGTGTATGCAGGTTTCGAAGAAGAACAGCATCGCCCGGCCGTCCTCGTCGCCAGTCAGTCGGCCGCGCAACTGATCCCAGCCGCCCATTGCGCCGCGTCCAGCCGTTCGCTTGTTGTCCGCGCGCCGGAAGGTCGATCCGTTAGCGTTCGTCCCGTTCGCCATCCTCTCGGCCAGCGATGGCCCGCCGTCCTGGCTGAACGCAGCAGGGTCAAGGACGCCGTAACTGATCGTGTCGTCATAATCGCGCTGGCGGACACCGGCCCCGACCGCTTCTGCATGCAGCTTCAGACCAGTGTTGGGCAGATAGCGACCCGATTTGTCGATCTTCACGCCATACCATTCGCGGTACTTGATGAGCGCGCCGCGTGGAATGACGATGCCGGGCGCGCCAGCCACGCCAGACGGCACAATCGTATCGTCGGACGCCACCGCATACCAACCAAAAGAGAACGGCTTGGCGCTGCCCCAGTCGCCCGCCCTGAAGCGTGTCCAGTGGTCTGGAATGGCGAATGGTTTGACGACGTGCCGGCGTCGTTCGAAGTTGTCGAAATAGGCGCCCTCAACAACGTCCCAGTCGCCATAGCGCATTGCGCGCACCAGGCTCTCCGAACCGAGACCCATCAGCCGGCTTTCATAGCCGGGATCGTTGTGGTTCATTGATGGGTTGTCTTCGAGCTGCGCAGGGATGAACTGCCGCTGCATGCCGCCTTCGCTGACTTCGGCCTTGTACACCTTCAGCGGCAGGACGCCGTCAATGAACGTTGCCTTGACGAACTGGTGACCGATCCCGCCCGGATTGGCTCCACAGAGGATGCGCGGGAAGCGGCCGGCGTATTGCGGCGGAACCTTGATCCCGACCATGCGCACGCGGTTGCGGAGGAACCGGTAAATCACTTCGGTGAAGTGGGTCAGCTCGTCGATCAGCAGCACATGGATTTCAGCGCCCTGATATTTGAAACGGTCCTTCTCGTCTTTGCAGTGGCAGAGATAGATCCTCGATCCGTTCCAGAACCGAATTTCATCCTCTACGATGGTGACGAACCCGCATTCCACCCAGCCGGCGAGCATCTGGCGAAAGCCTTGGGGGCCTTCCATGTGGTTCTTGATCAGGTCGTCGCGGATGCGGCGGAAGAGATAGACCTGAAGGCCTGGGATTTCCGCGCACCAGGTTATGGCGGCCGCGCGCATCAGGTGCGACTTGCCACCGCCGGCAGCACCGCCATAGAGCGCTTCGGTTGCTTCCGTCTCGAATGCCAGCGCCTGCTTGTCGTGCAGGTCGAGATTGATTTCAGCTGCGGCTGCGGAGGCGGACATTGACCACCGGGACGAGCGCGGCGCCGTCCTTGCCAGTGAGCTCGACGCGTTCCTTGAACATGCCAAGATGCTTGCCCAGGTCGACCAGCGCCGATTTCTTGTCGTGCATCTTGATCTTGATGCCGGTCTGGGTAAGCGAGACTTCAGAGACCGCGGCGGCCGTGTCGTCGTCAATCTTGTCGCTGCCGACCAACTCGACCGGATAGATGCCGAGACCATTCGGCTTGGCGTTCTCCGATTCCGTGTCGATCGGGCTGCGGCCCCACTGCACCGCCTTGCGAATATCGGAAAAGGCAATCTTCGCCAGCTCGGCCACGATGCGTTCCTGAGTGACGCCGAGCTTTTCAGCGATGGCTGCTTGCCGCGCTGCGATGGCCTCGCCAACCATAACATTCGATAATAGGCGCGATCCTTGCACCTGGGCTGTCAATTCGCTGTAGCCGGCCCGCTTTGCCGCCTGTGTGGCGTTCAGGTCGATCATGAATTCTTCGATGAAGCGCGCTTGCTTCGGGGTCAGCTCTGTTGCGGGCATTGAGGCACCTTGCGGTCTGAGCGCATGCGGAATTATACGTTTGAACCTTGCGACTGAAATGGTTCGTTGGGGCTCGTGTTTGGGAGTGGCGACCGTGGACGAGAGTACAAATGGTGTTCGTGTCGAAAGGATCGACGGCCAATGGGCGGTGCAGATCTTTGAGAACGGCGAAACCACCCAGCATCTTTTCGAGAACGAAGAATTTGCCAGGAATTTTGCGGCCGGTCAGCTGATAAGGCTTAACTCCCCGCCTATCCAGCCAAAGCGCAGGCAGGAGCTACCCAGCGATTCGTAGGTGCGCCGCACCTCTAAAGCGAAAGCCGCCCGGTTGGACCCGAAGCGGCTCTAAATAATATGCAGTTTCTGCGCTTTTCGGTTGCGCGATGCGCAGTTTCTGCGTATATTCATTTCGCCGAACAATCCCGCTTCGGCAACGGACTGGAGGACACCATGAGCTTCAAGCTCACCTTCCACGTCCGGTTCGGCAGATGGAGATTGGCTCTCTCCATAGGCCGGTAACACCGGAGCCGGGTGGGGGTCCAAACCTCACCCGGTCCCGATATAGCGCAACGCAGGGCTCAATTCAATGGAAGCGATGAACGCACAACAATTGGAATGGCTCCGCAATGATCTTGGCTTGACGCAAACACAGATGGCCGAAGAGTTGGGTTTGAAACTGCGTGCCTACCAAGAAATCGAGGGGGGCAAGGCGACCCTTCGTAGGATGCATATCCTTGCTGCAGAACGGGTTGCATTGGCGCACGGCGCGAAAGGAAAGATCGGGGAAGGATCGATGTCGGATATTGTGTCATTCGACTGGTATGAACAGCTGATGGCAGACGCGAAGGCCTTTACCGATCCGCTTGTGTGATAAAAACCGATGCGCAACAAAAAACCCGCCTCATTCGGGCGGGTTCCGGCGCAAATCGTCACCGTGCCCAAATCTCTACCATACGTGACGGCACGTTTCAACTGTTGTGACGGGTTGCGGACTGCGACCCGTAGTGAAAAACGAGACGTTCCAGACCCATGCGCAAGAGCTGGGCCGGAATGTCTCGGACCACGTTCTCCCGCTGCGCCACTTCCTTGATCGACATCCCGAGACCGCATACCGCATCGATTACAGCCAGGATCTCGGGATAGACCAGAGCTTGCCGCGCCCGCGCCATCACCGCGTGGTTGTCGATCAGCTTGGCCGGGACACTCGCACCGGATCGGCCGCCGTCGACGCGCTCGCCCATGCCCATGGTCTTCAGGCCCTCGCGCGTCGCCAATTCGAAGTCAGCGCGATAGCGAGTACCCGCGTCCCGCTGCTTGTATGTCAGGCTCGAAATGCCCTTGAGGGGATCGACATTGCGAACCCGGGCTATGCCACCCGTGCTGATATAGCCGCCATTGCTGACATCGTAGACGCGCCTTGCGTCGGCGGTGCCGGCAATGAGCCGGTCGCGACCGTGATCGTCCTTCTGGACAGCGAAGTCATGGCCAAGGTCTCGCCGAATCTTCGCCTGTTCCGCTTCGCCTTTCCGCATCTTCGGAACGGTCAGCTTGCTGTTCCTGCTTTTCGTCATACTGGTTGTTGCTCCGGGTTGCGCTGCCATAGCCTGTCCATCAGTTGATCGTACCGCTCCGGTCCGAGGTGCTTGAATTCGCAATCGTGAAAAGCGTGGGCCAGTATGTCATGCAGATCATCGCGGATCGCGTCCCACAGGATCGGGCTCACGCCTTTCCAAGCCATCTGCTCTTGCCGCAACTTGAAGGCGCGGCGGATGTAATCGGCCAGCGCCTGGTCGCAGTCGAAGATCGCGTGATGGTACGCGTCATCAAGTTCAGCCTGGGAGAGCGTTTGCATCATGACGCCTTCCGCTTGCCGAAGGGCAGAACGTTCGAGCCAGGATTATTCTTACCGGCCCCTTCTTTCCTTGGGGTACTATCTGAGGGGTACTTGTCTGCAATGGTTGCAGTGACAGGACTGCAAATTTTGCAGTGACAACCGGGGTTATGTCCCTGCAATGGTTGCAGTGACACATCGCTTGTTTGCGACGTTATCTTCTTCAGCCGAGATTTGGCCTTTTGTTGCCTCAAGCGCTCTCGATGGAAAGCCGTCATGGCCGCGACGTGCTCGATTGCTTCATCCCGCCAGGGATTGATCAGCTTGAACGCGTCAACGGTGCCGGAGCCGCCGGCAGCGATCATGTACGGCCTTTTGGCTTCATTCTTGCCGGCGAGACGCGTTCGGCTTGTCCAATATTGCCGTTCGCTCAGTCCGGTTTTTGCGCAACCCAGCGTGATGGAAAGCCATGCTTTACCCGAAGGCCATTCCATGACCGACATATATGCCGCCAACAGTTTCAAGTCGGCAGCAGTCATCACCGGGTCCGCGTTGGCTGTCTCGATGAGGTCAAGTTTGAAAGAAGCTTTCGAGGTGTCGAGTTCCTTTTTCATGAAGTGCCTTTCTTGCGCGCTGCGTTCGCCATGACGGCTGTCAGGGCTCGCTGCACGGCAAAGATGCTTGATCGTTGGTGAAGGTCGTTGAAGTCCGTCCCGATATCGGGCGGCATGCCAAAGGGCAGCGACGTTTTGCGGGCGTAGTATTCGCTGGCGCCGAGGCCATCGAACTGCTTCAGCGGCTTGTCATTCTCAGCTGCGATGAAAACCCGCCCGCCGCTGTGGCCAGCTACAGTGACGATATTGGCGGCCGAGAAGCAGCAGAGGACGGTCGGTTTGATCTTCATCCCCTGCAGAGCGGCGCGGACGGAGAGGCCCGTTGCATAGCCTTCACAGAGCCAGGTATCGACGCCGGTGCTGATCCGGTGGGCAGCGCCCCATGTGGCCCCGCCGAAAAGAAACTTCTTGGTGCCGTCTTCCCAGATCAATTGTGCAGACGCCACTTGGCCGCCGATGCGGGCCGGTATGACCATCGCGGAAGAACAGCCGGCATCGGGCACGAGGTAATCGCCGCCGATCCGACGCACATCTTCCACCCGGATCACCATGGCCTTTTCGTCACGAAACCCTTTCGCGGCCAGGTAGGGGTGCGCGGCGATCTTGGCCGTGGCGATCATGTCCGACGCTAGTCGGGCAGCGCGTGCCGCGTCGGCCTGCTTCTTGCGCTTTGAAAACTCGATTTGCTTTGCGATTTTCTGCCGATCGCGTTTCTCGACCTCCCCACCCATCCCGACGGTTACAGTCTCACCGGTTTGCCAGTTGAAGGCCGTGACGTGTGTTTCGTTGATGATGACGCGCCCGTCGCCCTTGCCGTTCTTCCCGGACAGCGTGTCGGTGTGAAGCCACTTGCCGTAGCTGCGTTCCTTTGGCGGAATGATGCCGACCGAAGAGCATGCGTCGTCGATCGCGTCTTCGATGCTCATGCGGCGCGCCTCGGCTTGTTGCGGAACCGTTTGATTTCGCGTTCGACAAGCTGCCACTCGTCAACCTTCACCTGGCTGTGTTCGCAGGCCCCATCGAACAGGCCATAGGGCAGCTTGCTGCCGGGGTAGATGCCGCGCCAAACGCCATAGGCCCACTTGCGAGACGATTCCTCCCCCTTGCGCCCATTGGACAGGCAATAGGCCAGCGCCGTGTTCCAGATCGACTTCGGATCTTCCAGGCATTTCGCGCGCAGACCTTTGCGCGGCGTGAAGGCGTTCTTGATGCTGAAATCGACATCGATCAGCTCGCCTTCAACGACTTGAATTTCGCCATACTTCGGCCGCTGCCAGCCGCAGGAAACGCAAGCAGCGTGGTGGGGCTCCATTTGAAGCCCGCACTCGCCGCAAAAGTATTTCTGTTTGACTTTCTCGTTGGGCTCCCGAGCCTCGCCGTCTTTCTTTTGAGCGCTCGACAGGCTGTGGACGCCATGTTCGAACAGCCAGGCAGTGTCTTCAGCGAACGTGACGCAGTTGCCGGAGTGATCCAGCCACAGCCCGAAATCTTTGCCTTCGGAAATGCGCATCACGCGCCCAAGCTCTTGGATATGGGACGAGAAGGATTTTCTGTAGGGCCTGCAGGAGATGCCGCACATCACGTCCGGCACGTCGAAGCCCTTGGTCAGTACCGCGCAGGAAACGAGCCCGTGGATCGCGCTGTCCGGCTTGCGGAATTCTTCGATTTTGTCGCGCCGCTCTTTGTCCGAGGCGTCCAGGTAGCTGATTTGTTGAAAGTTGAAGCCAGCCGCGGCGAACTGCCGGCAAAGCTCTTCACCATGGGCAACGGACGGTGAGAAAACGAGGGTCTTCACCGGACCCCCGAAATGCTTTTGTGTCTGTTGAACCCATGTATGGATCACGTCGCCAATGATTGTTATCCCGCGTTGGCCGGCGTCGGTTTCGTCGTACTCGCCGGTGAACGCCTTCTTCGCGCCCTTCATGTCAGGCGCGACGCACGCTTTGATCTTGAGCGGGGTCAGCCAACCATCCGCGAGAAGCTGATTTGTCGTCGCGCCGTTGACGAGGGCGTCCCAGTGGTCGGCCATACCGTCGGTGAAAGGCGTCGCGGTCAAACCGACGACGATGGCGTCTTTGGCGCGTTCGACCAGCTCAAGATTGGATTGGTATTCGCAATGAGCCTCATCAATGATGATGAGCTTCGGCAGCTCGCTGTCCAGATATTTGCGCCGTCCTACCGTTTGCGCCGATGCCACCTGCACAGGCTTCGTCGGATCGGTCAGCCAGTGATCGGCCTGGATAATGCCGTGGTCGATGCCGTATTTTGCGAAGCGCTCGCTGGTCTGGTCGATCAGCGTGACGCGATCCACGATGAACCAGGCTCGAGAATTCTTGGCTTGGTTTTTGGTCACGAGATCGATTGCGGTCTCTGTCTTCCCGAACGCCGTCGGCGCCACCAAGATGATCCGGCGTGCGCCTTCGCGGATACGCTGCCGCAAAAGCTCTTCCGTTCTGATCTGGTGAGGACGGAGCGATATCTGGTGATGGGCTGGCGGAAGCGCGTTCATACCGCTACCCCCGGCGCTTCGTCGATCATGCGACCGCACGTCGTCAGGAACCAGGACCAGTCCATTTCCGAAACCCCGGCCGGCTTGGTCAGGGACAGATAGCGGGCGAACTGTTCGGCCCATTCGCGAGGCGCGCCAGCTTTAAACTCGACGATCGCGGCACGCTCTTCGAATTCGATGTTCTCGTCCGAGCGCAGATATTCGGCGACGGCCTGACTGTTCTTGGTGATGTACGTTTTCGCGGATGCAGGCAGCTTCTTCGGGTTCACGATCCGCAGGGAGTTGCCGTCCAGCACGATGTTTGCGCCAAACGACCGCACTCTGCTGAAGAGATCGGCCACGTCAGCCAAGGGAAATGACCTCATCATCCGAAGATCGCGGATCAAGGGGAATGACCACATCGCCGGACCAGCCGAGATCAGTGGCGCGCTTCTGCCACCCCTTTGCCCGCTTCATCCATCCGGCCTTGTCTTCGCTCTCCTGGATCAGCCGGGCGTTGAGGGTGCGAATTTCTTCGTCCTTCCCAGCGATCACAGCTTCGAAGCCGCCTTGCTGATACTGCACCCACATGTCGGCGAACTTTGCGTTTTCAGCCTTGAGCGATGCGTTGTCCGCTTCCAGGCCGCGCACCCGTTCTTCCAGTTCAGACACACGGTCTACAGTCTCGACATTCGAGCCGTCGGCTTTGGTCTTAGCGACTCCGCGAGTGGTAACGTGCTGCTTGACTGCATCGGGCAGGGCAGCGCGGGATTGTTCCCGTTGGCGGTCATGTTCGACCTTCGCTTTATCCTTCGCGGCGCGCTTCTCCGCTATGACATCGGTGGCGGCCTTTGCAGGCTCAGCACCCCTATCGATGCGTGCGACTATCTCGGCCTTCACAGCCGGCAAATCGTCCTTGATCGCAGCGGCGTCGCGCTGCGTGATTTGTGCCGCATGCGGCACAAAATCTTCGATCTCGCGGACGACGCGGCCGAGGTCGAGAAGCCGGTAGGAATTACGCCGAGACATTGCGAATTCGGCCTTTACATAGGCTTCCCAGGTCGCATAGCGCAGCGCCTTCCATGCCTCGCGCTCCTGCGCCTCCAGGAGAAGCGCCCACACATTGTCAACGGCTTTGCGGATGCGGACTGTAAGCGCGGCGGCCTCCCGTTCGGTAAGTGAGCGGGTCGCCGGCGCTGTCTTCGCGGTTTTACGGATCATCATGCGGCATCTTTCATAGCGAGCAGTCGGCGAAGTTCCGCCAAGGCTTCGTCAACGGTAAGGGCGGATGCCGTGATCCCGGTCGACGGGTCGCAGGCGATCACCGTGCCGTCGCAGGTGCGAACAACAGTGAACGCTTTCACGCGGCAGGTTTCAGCTGGTGCAGCAAGCGGCGATGGGCGCCGTCGATTGCGATCTTGCCATTTTCCATGCGCCAGACGGTCGTGTAGTTGCAGCCGAGGTAGGCCGCCAGGTTCGAACGCTTCCAGTTCCGGGCGTTGCGGATCGCCACGATGTCGGACGGCGTTATCGGTGCTGCTTCTGCGATGTCGGGCGTTTCGGTCATCAACGTTCCTATGCGTTCGGCAGTTATCAATGCGTTAAGCATAGCACGTCATCGGCAAAAAACAATGCAGCGCGCATCACTCTTTTCATGCATAATGCATCGGAATTCAATTTTCATGGGGATTTTCTATGCCGTCCGAGGATAATCGCGCCAGCCGCCTACGCAGTGCGCGCCTATACGCTGGCTACAGGTCAGCCACTAAAGCAGCGGAGGACCTCAAGGTGCCGGTCGGCACCTACGCCGGCCATGAAAACGGCTCGCGTGATTTCGACACCGAAACCGCTAAGCTCTATGCGTCATTTTTCAATGTCCGGCTTGCCTGGCTAATGCTCGGCGAAGGACCACGTTCGGACGCCGGCCTGAGAGAGCCAGAGCGGATTTCGATTGATGAATGGGACCCAGCCGAGCCTGACCACGTCAGCCACATCGACAGCGAGAATATTGGCGATGACGGCGGCGTCCTGTCAGGTGCGCAGCGCTACACGCCAAAGACGCCAGGAGCTACGCCGGAGATTGATGTAAGGCCCGGTGCCGGTCACGGACAGGCAGGGGCCGAGGTGGTGGCCATATCGAGCGCAGGGACGGTGACCGGGCACAAGGTCGTGAATGAATGGCTGATTCCGGACAGCTTCTTCAGGCATGAGCTGCAGGCGTCGCCCGCCGGCTCGATCTTCATGGCGGTCGTCGGGGATAGCATGGTTCCGACGCTCTATCCCGGCAACCGGATCATCGTTGACACCAGGCAAAGCAGCTTCGGCGCCGACGGCATTTATGTGTTCGATGACGGAGACGGCGAGCCCAGAGTAAAGCGGCTGTCGAAGGTACTGTTCAGCCAGCCGCCGGCGGTCACAATCCTTTCCGATAATGCTGCTCACCCTCCGCAGAACGCATTGCTTGAACATGTCCGAATCATCGGTCGCGTCGTCGGACAGGTCTCGCGCCTATAATTTTTTCTGCGCGCGATCGCATAAATCAGTGCGCAATGCATTGACTTGGTTAATGCAGAATGCATTAATGGCTTAATCGATAGAGGAGCCATCCCATGCACACAGCCGCTCATTCAATCTTCGCCGATCTCGCCCGCCCGCTCAATGTCGATTCGGACGGCTCGTGCCGCCGGCTATAACCCTGGACGATCTGCCGATGTTCGCGACCGATTTGCAGATCGCAGAAGCCATCGTCGGCAGGGAAAAGGCTGAAAAATGGACACGCGAGCGCCTGCCAACCCTTGCCAACAAGCCCGGTTTCCCGGCTATTGATGAATTTCACGGAGGGCGCCCGGTCGCCTTGGTGCGCAGGTTCTACGAAAACTATCTCGGAACCGGCCCAACCACGGCAACGGCGCCACCCGGCAAAGCGGACGCAAGCCAATGGAAGTCGAAGACCAGACAAAGGCCCCAGGCCTGAAATGGATCAAGCGCGCCGGCGGGCGCGTACCGCACTGGATTGCCGATGAGAACGACGTCAAGAACGGCTATATCCCGAAGACGGTGAACCTCTACTACCTCGCCGATCAGCCGGAGATGCTCAAGGCAAAGTGCGATGCGCTGCAGGCCGAGATGCTGCTGTGGCGCACCGGCTATCGCGCCGATCCGCTGAAATTCGATGGTGCCATCAAGTCACTGCTGACCATTTACGAGACCCACAAGCGCAGTCCCTATCGTAAGCTGAAGCCTGGGTCGCTCCGGCCTTACAATCACTACCTCAAAAACCTCAAAGCCCACGTCGGCAGCGTCCGCCTCGATGAGACAACCGGGGTTGACCTCATAGACTGGCACGACGTGTGGTCTGAGAACGGGCGATACCTCGCCGCAGCGTCAACTGCCCGTGCCGTGCTCTTCGCTGCCGTCAGCTTCGGAATCATGATGCGTCTGCCCGGTTGCTCGGAACTGGCTGTTGTCATGCGCGAGACAGCGAAAAAACTCCCCCACCCAAAACCCCGCAAGCAGTCTGCCACCGCCAACCAGATCATTGCGGCGCGCGCAGCTGCGCATCAGGCCGGACGGCCTTCGTCGGCACTCGCCTATGCCCTGTGCTTCGAGACAGTGCTTCGCCTGTGGGACGTGATCGGCCAGTGGTGGCCGATGGACATGGGCGGAATTTCCGAAGTGCTCGACGCCGACCGGGATCTGAAATGGTTCGGTCTGCGCTGGGAAGATATCGACGCCGACATGGTGCTGCGCTACACGCCATCCAAGACCGCCGACAGCACTGGCATCAGCATTTCGTATTCGCTGAAGAAGGCGCCGATGGTCATGGAAGAACTGCAGCATTGGCCGATCGAGAAGCGCAAGGGGCCGATCATCGTGGCCGAGGAAAACGGGTTGCCCTGGCGCGCCAAGATATTCGCGCAGCGGTGGTCGGTCGATCGCAAGGTCGCGGGCCTTCCCGTGGCCCTTTGGGCTCGAGACTTGCGAGCTTCAGGCATTACCGAGGGCAGGGCATCCGACGCCAGCCTGGACGATGCCAGCAAGGTCGCCGGCCATAGCGCAACCAGCACCACCAAGCAGTATGATCGCGCCGTGTTGGAGGCCGCCGACCGCTTTGCTGACGCGCGCGTCAAGCGCCGTGAACAGAGCGGTAACGGCAGCGGTAACGCGCGGTAA